CCTTTAGTACCTATTGATATCAAAAATCTAGGTAATGGGGAAGATTGCTTTGGCAAAGGATATGATTTATCCACTAAAGAGTGTAAATTATGTGGAGATTCAGAATTATGTGCACTCAAGCTATCTCAATCATTAAATGTTACTCGTAAGAAATTGGATGAGGAAAATCATTATAAGGATTTAGATGTACTTGAAGATATCTCAGCAATTAAGAAAGTAATGAAATCCCTAAAACGTAAGGGTAAAACCCGTAAGGAGATTATAGATGAATGTACTCATAAATTTGAAGTACCATCAAAGGATTTAAGAAAGATATATAAAGAGATACAATGAAAGCAGAACATATAAAAGTAATGATTCCCTACTTCTGGGAGTTATTCAAGGTATATTTGAATGACCCTGGATACTTCATTAAGGAATCTGACATCCTTGCTGATTACTTCGGGAGAGGTGAAAAGGATGTAAAAGAGTTCATTCTTAAGTGCCATAAAAAGGCTAGAAAAAACAAACTAAGTATCAAGTTTCATTACAAAGAAAGATTAACTTATAAAGATATATTAAATCAATTATGAACAGGATTAGATTTGTAAAGGTTAGGGACGTAGAATCTCCAAAGAGATCAAACTCAAGCGATGCTGGATTAGACTTCTATATACCAAGGGATATAACCCGTGATGAATTAAAGGAGGTTAACAAAAAGTCTGGGCAATTTAAGGCTATTAGATTTTATGGAATTAAGATGGGTAGTAAACAAATTGTTGATTTTATACAGTTAGCTCCCCATTCTAGAGTTTTAATTCCATCTGGTATAAAAGTATTAATTGAACCAAATAACTCTGCTCTTATAGCAGCAAATAAATCTGGGGTATCAACTAATAAGGGTTTAATATTTACAGCTGAAGTGGTAGACTCAACCTATACAGGAGAAATGCACCTAGGTATACTGAATACCACAGATAAACTAGTTAATATTGACTTCGGAACAAAGATAATCCAGTTTATACATACACCAGTATACTTAACTCAACCTGAAGAGATTACATTAGAGGAATATAATAAAGAAGCAGAAGGTTGGAGTGATAGAGGTAGTAGAGGTTTCGGATCTTATGATAAAGAATAATTATGGATATAAGAAATATTAAAGTAGAGCAAATAAAGTCTGATAATGTTCTATCAGATATATTCTCACTAGGATCAGAGCAGTTACAGGAGTATATGAGAATAGAACACTTGCCAGAATATCCACTAGATATTAATCCAAGAGAATCACAAAAGATTCTTAAGGATTTTATCGGTAGAGTAGTTGAAGAATTATCAGAAGGGTACGAGTCTATAACTGAAGTTTATAATCTGGCAAGTGAGGTGGGTTTCAATATCGATAAACTTAATAAGAAGCAGGTATTAAATAACTTACAAAATGCAAATGAGGAACAGGCTGATGCTATTGGATTCTTTACAACTCTTCTAATCTATTCAAATATTTGGCCAGAAGATATAGTAAGTTATGTAGAAAATGATATGGAGGAAAGAAAGATACCCCATGATAAAGATCCAGGTTTTGAATTAATAATGTGTTATTCTGCTGGCATGTTGTTAAAGGAGATTGGTGAAACTGGAGAATCAGTAAGAGAGCTTATGTATAAGCATTCATATCCACTGATAGTATGGGAACAACTTGGTAATCAAAAAATGGTAAATGATTATCAACCAGTAATACCTGGATTTATTAGAACTAGCCCAGTATTATATGATACTGAGTCCAGATTCCTATGGTGTATAACCCATAACCTAATGTTGACAAGAAACCTATTAAAGAACAGACCCTGGAAACAAACTCAGGTAATGAGTAAGGAATTAGACTATCAAAAGGCTTTAGTAAAATCATTCTTATTGTATATAGGTTATCTAACTTTACATGAATATGATGGTAACTCACTACTAAATCTATTCAACAGAAAACAGAAGTTAAACTTATGGAGAATCAAAAGTAATTATTAATATGACGGGTTGGAATAGAAAACTAAAAGGTTTAGAGGTAAATACCGAAGAGACAATACACTCACTAGAGTTCGCTACTTCTCAAGAAGCATGGGAGAAATTAAATGAGGCTTTCCTGAGTTATGATCCAGTGCTCTTTACTAAAGGGGCATTGGCTAATTCAGGAGTTGGTGTAGTATATAATGTATTTATAAAAGTAAGAAAAGCTTGGGTTGATCCAGAATTTGATTATGGTAGAACATTTAATTACACAGAATCAAAATGGACTACTCTTCTAAATAACTATATCGACTTTAATAAGCTGGATCTTATCCGTAGTAGATTGAGGGTACTAGGTAATAAATATACCCAAAACTACAACATTTCTTATACTTTCAATAATCGCCACGATAATGGTAAGCAATGTCTACTAGCTGCTACATTCTCTAAGAGATTCAATGAGGATATACCAGTTATAACTATGGTACTAAGAGCTTCTGAGATTACAAAGAGATTAATTTTTGATCTGCTACTAGTTCAAAGAATGTCAGAATATGTATATGGTAAAGAGCAATCAGTACAGTTAAATATATTTGCTACACAGATGTATGGTAATTGTGAAACACTTGTAATGTATGATGCTTATAAACCCTTGAAGAAAGTATGGAAAGGTATTAAGCCAAATCCCTGGATAAATCAACTGATGGATACTTATACTAAGTTCATGGAAAATGGCCCAGAGAAATTTCAATCTTTCAAGGTATTCTTAAGAAGTTACAAAGTTCTAAGACCAGACTTATATACTTATAAACCACTTCTTGCAAAGAACCTACTTTTAGAGTATGAGGACATAGAGTACCCAGAGAATTGTATTTCTTACAGCCAAAGAAAAGCTTACAAGAGAAAGTATCTAAAAGACCAAAGTAAAAAGCAAGATCCAGGATCTATATCAAATCAAAATAAATAACAAAAACAATGAGAATATATCAAAACGCAAAAGAGTTAATGTCTGAAATGGGCAGAGAACTTAATAGTTATGGTCAAATAGTTAAACCAAAGACTTACCAGAATAAAGTTATTGAAGGTAATGAGGAGATGATTACAAAGGAGATTATCTGTCAACAGTACTGTTTAACTCATTTACCAGATCCAGCTTATTTGTTTGCATACACCAATACTATGGACTGGGCTGATCATGAGTTTGATGAACGAGTTTCTGGTAATATATTAAATCCAGGTAAAGCTTGGGAGTTGAATAAAGCTATGTGGGAGCAATTCCTAGTACATAATAAGTTTGATTATACTTATGCAGAACGAATAAATTCAATAATAGAATATAATCATAGAGTACTAACAAACTTACAAGCTATAATTCAACTACTAAAGGAAGATGGAGACACTAGAAAAGCTGTATTATCCATATACAACAGTAGCAAGGATGCTAACCACTACAATGGTGATGCACGAATACCTTGTTCTATGTATTATGATTTTCTAATTAGAGAAAATGGTAAAGGTGAGAAACAACTTAATATTTGCTATCACCAAAGATCATCAGATTTTTGTATGCACTTTGGAGATGATGTATATTTAGCTTGGAGATTAATGGAATACATAGCTAAAGAATTGGATGTTAAGCCAGGTTATCTATACCATACAATAGACTCTCTTCATGTATATAAGAAGGACTGGGAACTATTATCTAATAATATAGAGGAGATTTTTTAGCGGTTCTATATATTTAATTATGTTTTTGCCACCAGCTCAATTGGGTTGGTGGCTTTTTAAATTAAAGTACAGGATGGAAACAAGATACAAAATACTAACAACTCATGATGAAGTTAAAAAATTAGTTAAGTGTTGTAAAAGAACACGGTACTGCTGCTTCGATTTCGAAACAAATGCTTCACCAATTTATAATTCTACTTTCAAACCAACTATTATATCTATCTCCTATATGCCTGGATTCGGATGTTCAATTCCATTAGATCATCACCAAGCCTTAGATTATTGCGAGGAAGGTTGGGATTGGAAAAAAGAATTAAGATATATTGGTAAAAAGCTTATCTCAAATCCAAAGATAGTAAAGGTTGGTTGGAATCTAAAGTTTGATAACCAGATAATGGAATTATATGATATATATTATAGAGGCGTAGCTTTAGATGGTATGCTTGCTAAGTATATATTGAATGAGCTAAGACCTAATGGATTAAAAGATATGGTTCGTAGGTATCTACCAGAATATGGTAACTATGAAAAACAGGATAAATTCGACAAAATACCCTGGGACCAGAAACCATTAAAAGAGTTATGTAAATATGGTTGTCAAGATACTGACTACACTCTTAGATTAACAATATTCTTCGAAAAAAAGCTTATAGACAAGGGTTTGTATTCATTATATAGGAACCTGATAATGACAGCATCCAGGGTACTAACCTCTGTAGAGAAAAATGGGTTATATGTAGATAGAAAATTTAATTACGAACTACTTACTTCATATAAACCAATGATAGATAAAGCCCAAGAAATATGCCTATCATTACCAAAAGTAAAAAAGTTTCAAAAGAAGCTACAGGAACAACGCATAGAAGCATATTTAAATAAACTACAAGAGGAAATAGACTTATTAGATGGGAATAATCCTGCAGATAAAAGAAAAATTGCTAGCAGAGAACAAAAAATAAGCAATATAAAAGCTGGGGTATTCACAACTAAAACTGAGAAGGATTTAGTAAGAGAGATTAATCTTGGTAGTCCAATAGATTTACCTCAACTGTTATATGGAGATGATGGGTTTAAATTTGAAGTACTCAAGCAATCAGATAAAGGTAAACCCTCTACAGACGAGGAAACACTGGTAAAGCTTAGGATTAATATAAAGAATCCAGAATCTCCAAAAGCAATATTCTTGGATAACCTACTAAAACTAAGGGGATTACAAAAGATGTATACAACTTACATAGAGGGTTGGCATGATAAAGTACAGGATGATAATTGCCTACATGGTAAATTCAATATAATAGGTACAGAATCAGGCCGTTTATGTATTGCTAGAGGCAGTTCCATAATTACTGACAAAGGACTATTAAATATTGAAGACATTTGCCCAGATAATATAGGTATAAAACCAGTAAAGAACTTAAAAGCTTTAACCCATACTGGTAAATATCAAGATATAAAGTTTGGAATAAATAAAGGTAAAGAGATGATGTATAAAGTAACACTAGAGAATGGTAATACCATAACTTGTACATTAAATCATAGGTTATTAACAAACCATGGGTGGAAGTCTTTAAAAGATATAGATGTTGAATTAGATACTATAGAGTGCTATGAGCAAGATAAAAAATATAAAGAAGTTGGCTACAAAGAGGGTTTATGATTTAAAACCTGGTATACGTGGGTATGATAGATATTTAAAGGGTATTAAAGTTGGTTGTACCATAATATGTAAGGATGATTTTGATAAGTATATATGGTCACAAGGACTTTCACGTAAGAAAGCAGCTAAAATATATGGTATATCATATCACTTATATCAAAATTCTATACATTATTGGTATGGTGGTGATGAAATAAAACTAAGTGGGTATGATAAAGTAAAAGAAAGTAATAGGCTTCTACGTAAAGAAATATGGAATGACTCATTAAAGTTTTTAGAAAACTTATATCCTGGAATAAGTGATATATTCCTTAATAACCTACAGAATCCAAGGGTAATAACCGAAAAACTAGAAGAGTTAAACTCAGATTTTTATGAGATAAAGGCCTTCATAAAGCTTACTAAAAAGTATATAAGGCAAGCTTGTAAAAGACATGGAGTTGAATATATAAAGTTCCCGTCAAACCTACAGGAATATAGGGTTAAGAGAGCTTTAAAAGAGCTAGGTTATACACCCATATCCCAGTTCTATATAAGACCCTATTGGTATGATTATAAAATAGGTAAAGTACTAATAGAGTATGATGGTAAACAAACTCATAATAATGATGGTACTCTAAATAGCAGGGATAAAGCTAAAGAGGAGTTATCTAATAAGATGGGTTATGTAGTAGTAAGAATACCATATAAGTACGATGGTATAAAACTAGATGAAAACCTAGTTCTATTAAAGAAAGTAATAAAAGAAAAATTAAAACCCTATGAAAAGTTACTCAAAGATAATTAACGTAGAGCCAGTAGGTATACAGGATGTATTTGATATAACAGTTGAAAATGATCACAGTTATATAGCTAATAATATAACCCATCATAATTCAAGTTCTGATCCTAATGCTCAACAAATCCCCAAGACTTCAGTAGACCCCAATATTAAAAAGCAATTAGTAGCTAGACCAGGTACTCTATATCTAGCTTCAGACTTCTCTCAGGCAGAGCTAAGAATCATGGCTCATCTTGCTGGAGATGAAACTTATCTAAGGGCTTTCAGAGATGGTCAGGATCCCCACTTAGCAATTGCTTGTAAAAAATATGGCGTAGATTACGAGGAAATACATAAGATATATAAAGATGAGAACCATCCAGATCACAATATGTGGTCAACAAGAAGAAAACAAGCAAAGCAACTTGCGTTCGGTTTGATATATGGTATTGGTCCTGGGTTACTAGCTACAAAGTTATCCGATCCAAAGATAGGATTGGTAGTAACAAAAGAAGAGGCTAAGAAACAAATGGATGAGTTTTTCGAGGAACATCCAAAGTTACTTAAATTTAAAACTAAACAGGAGAAGTTCTTAAGAAAGAATGGGTACTTGGTATCATTATTCGGTAGAAAAAGAAGATTACCAGAAATATATTCAGGTAATGGAGATGAAGAGGCTTACGCATTAAGATTGGGTTTAAATTTTCCATGTCAATCAGCAGCATCAGATATGTGTCTATTCGGTAGTATATTAATATATTATTTAATGAGGCAGGGTAAACTACCAAAAATGGAGTCAGTATGCTTGGTACATGATGCTAATTACTTTAATACAGACCCAAGCTTTATAAATGTATGGACAATATATACTATGTGGTCTATATTCCGTAACCCAGATACGAAAGAGTACTTTGGTTTTCAGATCAAAGACGTAACTATGGATATGGATTACGAGATAGGTAGGACAATGGCAGAGGAATTACCCTTCGTTCCTTTATATGACTATAATAAAATGCTTGAACCAGACTTCAACTTGGATGAATACATGGCTGAGGCAAAGAAATACAAAGATATAGAAATCAAGGATTATCCAAAGTACTTTAAAAAAGAAATGAAACAGTATGAAGAAGATTTTAAGAAACGGATCCATGGTACAGAAGAAGTTTAGAACAGTATGCCAAGTATGCGATTGCGAGTTTGAATATCAACTATCTGATACTACAAAGTATACAGCTATGATAAGAATAGTAGAATGCCCCGAATGTGGCAACGAGATCTTACATAAAGAAAGTAGTGATAGTAAATTAGCCTATGAATCAGTTGAATCCTTCTCAATAGGTTGGTAATATGGATATTAAATTAAAACCCTTAAAGGTCAAAATAGACGGCCAGGTAATAGAAATAGATATTTCAAAAGAGCTATCAATAAATGAAAACTTAATGAATACACAGCTCAAGGATGCTCCTCATAGTTATTATATACTATGCAGACTAAGAGATAAGTATATTAAGAAAAGAGATGCTCTAGAAAGAGAAAAGGATGCTGCTTATAGCAAAGCTTGGACATTCTTAAAGGATAGTAATGAAAGGTGGAACAATGATTATGTATCACATAAGGCTAACACCAATAACAAATATGCTTCGTTATATCAAAAATATTTAAAAGCTTGTGATAAGGCTAATTTATTCATTTCTGTATGTAAAGCTTATGAAGATCGTACTAACATACTTAGAACATTGAATGCCAATATAAGGAAGTCTATATAGATACTATAAGAATATGATAAACAATTAAATTACTACAACATGTTAAAGTTAAAGTATATAACAGTAAACGAGGCTAAAGCTATAAAAGATGCGCTTAGTGCAAGAGCCTTACCTTCAATTAATCGGGTTCTGGTATTCAGTCCTGGAGAAGATGATTTAAAGTTAAGCAGTGGTATTATAATCCCTGGTACTGCAAAAGAGGATAGACCAAGAAAGGGAGTAATAATCTCAACTGGTAAATTGGATGAGGATCATGAAATATTCAATGATTATTTTTCATGTGGTACATTGATAACTTATGGTTTATATGCAGGTAAAGAAGTTGAGTTTGATTGGTCAGATATAACAATATCCGATGAATTGAAATCTACCGTAGAGAATGGTAAGTTTACAATCCTTGATACAAATGAGATAGTAATGTTTGAAACTAATCGATTAAGTTAACATATATGGACAAGAAAAAGAAAATATCTTCAGAAGGTATGAGTACCAAAGAGAAGATGCTAGCAAGAAAAAAAGCTTTAGAAAGTAAAGGTAATGGATCCGGTTTTGTATATCCAAAAGAAGGTACATTACGTATGCGTATTAAATCTCCTGGTGATGACCAGGAATTGGGTATGGAATTAATAACTTTTTACTTGGGTCAGGAAGTTGGATCAATCGTATCTCCGGCAACATTTGATGAACCATGCCCTTTTATGGAGATGTATCACAAACTGAAAGATTCATCAGATCCAGCTGATAAGGAGCTTGCAAAGGAAAGTTTTATACCAAGAAGAAAATATGTAGTTGGTGGTATTATATTCTCAGATGATAAAGGTAAAACTCCAGACTATAATGGAGAAAATAAGGTAGTTCAAATTCCAAGATCTGTATACCAGGATATTATAGATCTATACCTTGATGAGGATGAAGCAGGAGATATGACTGATCCAGAAGAAGGATATGATATTAAGATCATTCGTACAGGATCAGGTAAGATGGACACAACCTATTCTGCAAGAGCTTGTAAACCAACTGTTCTAGATAAGAAGTTAAGAGGTAATATCGACTTGGAAGGAGCAGTAAGAGCACAGATAAAATCCTATGATGAGCTGGAGGAGATCCTTAATAAGTATTTGAATAATACAGAATCAGAAGCTGACTCAGATGAAGATGAGGAGGATGAAGCTCCAAAGAAAAAGAAATCAAAGGATAAAGATAAGAAGAAGAAAAAGTACAAATCCGATATTTGAGGTTAAGTAGTTTTATTTGTTGTTTTTCATTTTGTACGGTAGGTGGGTTCAAGTACTCACCTACTTTCATTTTAAAAGTAATATAGGTAATGGCATCAAAACAGAAGATAGGTATAAAAGTACCATCAAAAAATGAACTAATGAAAAGATATGGTAACATGGTAACAATAGCTTCAGAAACAAAAGAATCTGGATTATGGTTACCCTCAACTTTCTTTGCATTAAATTACACCTTCGGAGGAGGAATACCCTATGGGAAAATATTAGAGATAGCTGGAGAAGAAAGCTCTGGTAAAAGTTTAATGGCTTATAATTTTGCCTATACTACTCAACAACTCGGTGGTCAAGTAATATGGGTAGATGCCGAACAATCCTGGATGAACTCCTGGGCTGAAGCTAACGGAGTAGATACATCTAAGGTAACAGTAGTAAATGATACAAGAATTGAGGTAATTGCTGATATAGTGGCTGATTTGGCAATATTCTTAAGATCTCAGCTAACTCATAATGAACCAATATTATTGGTAATAGATTCAATTGCTGCTATGGATTGTTCAGACAACATAGATTCGAAAATGAGTGAAGCAAAAAGCGAAATGGGCGGGAGAGCAAAAGCATTATATAAATATTTTAGAATACGTAATGAATTGTTCTATAGATTAGGTATAACTCAGATATATATAAACCAGCTAAGAACATCACTTAATGTAGGGTTTGGTAAAGATAATACAACAACAACAGGAGGAGCTGCATTAAAATTCTATGCTTCAATTAGAGCAGCTTTCTATGCTGGTAAATCTATTACAGTAAAACAAAAGGGTAAAGATAGAAAAGCCGGTAAACTAGTAACCATAAGATTAATTAAGAATAAGGTAGCACCACCAAGACCAACCATTTCTAAATGCCCTGTATATTTTAATCCTAAGTTTCATGATGTAGGATTTGATAGATGCTTTGGTTTAGAGGATGTACTGGTAGAAAATGACATCATAGAAAATAACCGAGGTATATACAAAATGGGTGATAAGGTACTAGCTAGAGGAGAAGAGAAATTTCAAAAGCTATTAGAGGAGGACGATGAACTAAGACGTAAGCTTCTAAAGAAAGCTGGTATTAATACTATAGGTACAGTAAAAAAGAAGCTTGCAAATCTGACCACTAATTATTTCCCAGTAGAAGGTGTAGAGTATGAAAACTATTCTGAATCAGAGGAGGACAATGAAGATGAGTAAAACAATTCTGATAATAGATGGTGAAAATATTGCTCACCAAAGTTTCCATAAGTTTGAGAAGCTTAAGTCAACTGATGGTAAACCATCCGGAGAAATTTTTGGTTTCTTCAAATCACTTCATATGTACCTAACTAGGTTTGGTCCTGATGAGGTATATATAACATTTGATAATGGCCATTCCTCTTTCAGGGATGGCCTAAACCAAAACTATAAAGGCCATAGAAAGGATTTATCCTATGATAGAGAATCCTATTCAATGCAAAAACTAATCATATTAAAGATTTTAGGTATGCTAAGAATTAACTTTATATATGATAAAAGAAAATCTACTGATTATGAAGGAGACGACTTCTTAGCAAAAATTACCCTGGATAAAGCAAACAATAAAAACAAGGTAATAATCATATCTTCGGATAAGGATTTTAACCAGTTATTGGATAATCCAAGAGTAAAAATATATAACCCAAGAAAGGAGTCCTATGTAACTAATCAGAACTGTAAAGAGTTATTTGGATATACTCCAGAAGAGACGGTTAATTACCTATCTTTGGTTGGTGATACCTCTGATGATATACCAGGTATAAAAGGGGTTGGTCCAGTAAAAGCCAGGAAGATCCTAGATGAGGGGTTTGAAGAATATGTTAATAGCTTAAGTGATGAAAATAAGGCAATTATAGATAGGAATAGACAACTTATAGATCTGAGATTTTTCATTAATAAGTTCCCATTAAAGGAGGTACCCATTAAATTATACAAGTCAAAGGAGCTAAAGCTAAAGAAATTCAAAGAAATATGTATAGAATACAGTTTCAACTCGTTTATGACTAATGAATTTATGAAACCATTTAATGAATTGATAAAATGAAGTATAACAGAATCATGTTTGCTGGATGTAGTGGATGTGGAAAAACTACACTAGCTAAATGGATAGGAGATGAATACGAAATGGGCTTCTATTCAGGGTCTATGTCAGACTTAATTGAAAGTACAAAAGAAATACCCCATTCAGATATGCTTGGTAGAGACAAGGATATTCTATACAAGGAGGATTATCAACTATTAAACCTACGTAATAAGCTATTCAAGAATAGGTATTGCTTTGTAACTGATAGGAGTTATCTAGACTCAGCTGCATATTTTATATATAAACAATCAAAGTCAATCCCCAGCTGTGAAATAGAACAATTCCTTGGTAACTGCTCGGCTTTAATAGCTAACCAATGCGATCTGTTAGTATTCATAGATTTTGTACCAGACTTAGTAAACAAATGGGTAACTGAGGATAATAATAAACGTATAACAAATAACTATTTCCAGATTCAGATCTCATCATTAATGAATGCTACACTTAGATTAATGGGTTATGAAACTTTATATCAAATGGATCATGTAAAGAAAAAGGTAACAGGTAATATACTAAAAAGATTACTAGGTAATCATATAGAGTATCTTAGATATGGTGATGAATTTGGTAGAATAAGGAGTATATATGGTAATACTGATGTATTAATCATAAGAGAACCTAATCTGGAGTTAAGAAAGCATCTTTTAAGAAGTATATTATGAAAACTATAGCTATAGTATTTTCTGATCTACATATCAATAACTGGGCAAAGTTTAATGATAATAACCAAAGGACCTTGAATCACTTCAAGGTCCTTGATCGTATTGCTAAAGTATGCGAAAAGAATAATTGCCCAGCTTTATTTTGTGGTGATATGTTTAATAAGCCCGAGAATATGGATCAAAGCTTACACCATTTAATAGAGTCAGAGTTTAAACGTATTGGTAAAGAACACCCAACATTTAAGTGTTATGCAATATCTGGAAATCATGAACTACAAAAAGTAAATAAAGTTGGAGTAGTACAGGAATCATGGATACATTCATTTAAGGTATACGGTAATTGGTTAGAAGTACTAGACTTTGATACTAAGCTAATAGCGGGTAAATATAAAATATATGGTATTCCATATATAGATCACAATATAGGATTATGTGAATACCTAAATAAGCTTGAGTTAAGTGATAAGAAAAATATACTTTTACTACATACGGATTACCCAGGAGCAAAAGACACTGATGGTAGAGAAGTTGGGTCAGTAGAAAATTTAAATCTAAACACTTTAAACAAGTTCGATTTAGTATTATGTGGTCATATCCATAAGCCTCAGAAATTATCAAAGAAGGTTTATATGATAGGGTCACCATTACAACAAAGAAGAACAGACTCAGATTGTAAACTTGGGTATTGGGTATTATATGAAGACCTTTCTATGGAGTTTAAAGAGCTTACTAATTTCCCAAAATTTATAGATGTAGAATCCGAGGATGATATTAAGGCGGATGGAAATTATTATACCGTGTTACCCAAGAAAATTACTAGAGAATCAAGCAGTTTCGATCATAAGATTACTAAGCAATTAAGTAAAAGATCTCTAGCAAAGCAATATATGAAGGAGAAAGGTATAAAGGATTCTAATAAAAAGAAGCTATTGATTGATATACTTAAAAAAGCAGAGCTATGTTAAAATTATTAAGCATGAAGGTTGAGGGCTTTTGCTCTATACAATCCTTGGATATACAATTGGATCAGAACAAGATAATACTTATCAAGGCAGCTAATGGTTTTGGTAAGAGTTCCATATTTTCAGCTTTAATCTGGGGTTTATATGGTAAAACCATAAAAGGTGTATCAGATGTACAAACTTGGAAGGAATACCAACCAAAAGATTATAAAGGTGTAATGGTAACTGTTAATTTTCAGAAGGATGACCATATTTATAAATTAACTAGGTGCCAGAAATATGATGGTTTACTTGATGATGGTTATAAAGGTAAGGATAGACTAGTACTAATTAAGGATGCAGAGATGGTTGATACTAGAATAAAATCCCATCTACAACAGGAAATAGTGGATATACTTGGGCTTTCTCAGAGATTGTTTACAAATTCAATAATGTTTGGTCAGGGTATAAATAACTTAATCCAGGAATCTAATGCTGATAAGAAAAAGCTATTCGAAGAGATATTCGACCTAGATTATATAAATACGGCTAGAAATTTAGCAATAGAAGCCAGATCTAAAGTAAATGAGGAAGTTACTAAGCTAAAGAACAAAGCCTATTCAATTAGTAAGACCATAGAAGCCGATAAAGAAACCTACAATGATTTAGCTAAGAGGGAGAAGAATCATAACGACCGTATCAAAGCCGAGATTAAGGAATGTAGGGAGGATAAAAAGAAGATGCTGGCAACGAAAGCTGAGTGGGAAGCTCAGATTGGAGAATCAAAGGAAAAGGAAATAGAGTCAACTAAAGAAACCATAGCCCATCTTAAAAGTAAATATACTGAAGCAAAAACCATTAGTAATATACCAATAAGGAAGTTTATGGAAAACGTGTATGCGTTGATTCAAAATAAGGAATACAAAGAAGCTTCTGGTAAATTACTGAAAATAATAGGTAGTTTCAGGGATATGGACTCCTTACAAGAGAAGATAGATAAATATGAGGGTAAATTATCTAAGTTTCAAGATGAGGAACATAAATATAGGCAATTTCGTTTAAAATTAGAGGATATAGAGGAAGATCTAGAGTACGTAGATAAGCAAATAAAGAAACTAAAGGCAAGTAAGTTAGAAATTCTTAGTACTAAATATAAAGCAAAGGTAAAAGAGGAAAAAGCAGCTTTAAGTGAACTTAATGGCCAACTAGAGTTAAAAATTAAAGAACTAGAGGATTACAACTGGGTAATAGAGGATCCATTAGGTAATAATGGTATAAAAGCTTATTTATTCGATAGTAGTTTAGGGTTCTTAAATGATGAGCTGGAGAGGTATTCAAATATACTTGGATTTAGAATATCCTTTGAAATAGACCTAAGCACTGCCCGCAAAGACTTTGTAACTCTCATAGAAAAGGATAATCATATTATAGAATATGATGAACTTAGTGGAGGAGAGAAGCAATTGGTAAATATATCAATAGCCTTGGCAATGAATAAGGCTTTAACATTATCAAAAGGTATTAATATAGCTTTCATGGATGAGGTATTTGAATCCCTAAGTTCTGATAATGTAGAGTTGGTAATACAATTAGTAAAGGAGGTATATAGTGATAGGACTCTATTTTTAATATCCCACCATGATAACCTACCTTTCTCAAATGCTAAGATCCTAACTGTAACCAAAGAGAAAGGCTTATCACACTACCAAGGACTATAAAGTATTGTAATCATAACAATACAAAAGTCTATGGCAAACAGCAAGAAAAAAGGTAACAGATTTGAATTAAAAGTATCAAAATGGCTTACTGAGTGGACAGGGTATAAATTCCAACGTACACCATATTCTGGGGCTAACCATATAAATAAAGAGTTAGCCTCAGATATTATGTGTTCAGATCCTAAGCATCAACATAGATGCAGAATATCAGTAGAGTGTAAATCATATAAGGAAATAAAGTTTGAACATGTCCTATTAGGTAATAAGGGTAGTGATATAAATAGATTTTGGGAACAAGCAAAAGGAGATGCCCAAAGATCTAATAAAGTACCAATATTATGTATGCGGTATAATTCTATGCCAAGAGATGACTTCTTCTTCGTTGTATCTTCAAAGATGGCAGATATATTAAAACCAGTATCAAAAAAAGCTCCATATATGGTATTAGGTTTAGGAAATGGTGATAACTTAATAGTATTCATGGCCAGTAAAATAATGAAGGAAGTATCTTATAAGGAATTTCATAAACTAGCAAAAAAGACATTAAGTAAGCCATGAAAAAATCTGTATATTGTATATTCTATATTGAGAATGAGTTCTACAAGGATATACCTAGAGATCTAAAAAGGTATGGATATACTAATCTAAAACCCATTATACCAACGGTTAAGATCTTAAAGAAAGGTACTCATGGGAAGGAATCCTATGAGGAAGTACCAATATTGTTCAACTATGGGTTTATGAGAGTTCCACTAGAGTTAGCTTTTTCCAGGGATTTTATGAATGAGGTAAAGAATAATATTCCAGGTATAAGATGCTGGTTAAAGTCAACAGGTTCCTTGCACCCAAAGAAGAAAAAGGCTAGAATAGACAATATGGATATTTTTGATGATTTTTCTATGGTTGCTATGGCAACTAGAAGTGAGGTTAAGAGGTTTAAAAGGTTAGGAAAAGAGAATAAAAGATTCTCAGTAGAGGATATACTTAGTGTAAAGATAGGAGATTATATTATATTAAAGGGTTATCCATACGATGGTCTAGAAGCTACAGTTGTTAATGTAGATAATAACCTAAAAAAGATAAAACTTACAATTGCTATGGCAAATGGGGAAATGACCGTTAACTTACCATTCGACCAGGTAATAGATACTGTATATTCAAACTATGATCCCGATGTACTAAAATCTCCAGAATTTGAGGTAGACCTAGCTAAAATAACCTCAGAATCAATAACTAGAGTATTAGACTTAAAAACTTACTAATATGATGACAGAAGCTCAACTAAAAGCATGGAATTGTTTAAGAGAAGACGAAAAACAAAGCCTTTTCTTACAGATGTCTAATGGTAAATCTACTTGGGAAGCCGGTACTATAATGGAAAGATCTCACTATAAGTACATAGAGATACGGGAAAGATCCCAAAAATTCTTCAGGATGTTTACTGAATTTTTCGAAATACATGAATCTATATTCAGGCCAGATGTACCATTAAAACAAACTTTCAAGGATTACATAGAGATGTGCATAGAGAAAAGACTAACAAGGAAGCAATCATTAAGTATGACTGGGGATTCTACTCTATGCCTACATCGTGTTAAAGCTAGGCTACTAGAGAATAGTATGCTGATCCTTAAGGAATCAACAGATAATTGGGATAAAGATACTCTAGCCTTAATTATGGAATTTGATAGGTGGAATAACTTTAGAATACTCCCAAAGATTATGCAAGCACCCTCAGCCTATAAAAGAAGGAATAACAGTAAGTATAAGATATATCTAAAATATATAATAAGCCATGTACCAGATTGGGCAATGGATAAACTATTCGAGAGGTATCATAAAAGGCTGCCAATTCAAAAGGATGCTAAATATAAAAGATACTGGGCCGTATTCATATCAAGGAAATATGACTTGGGTTATAAGGTATTCCCAACTGAGGCCTCTGAAGAAGTAATAAGAGAGATGAGTAAGTTCTACTTATATTTATTTCCAGATGATGATACAGCAGATACATTCGGATTGATGGCTTCTCATTATTATGATATGACCGGTAAAATATCCCATGGTCAAAGATATTGGGCTGAATTTCGACAAGTAGTAGAAACTGCAGTTAACTATAAACAAGTGAATAATATAGATTTTACTGTTAAAACCTTAGATGATGCTTATGGTATACAAAAACCCCGTAAAAGCAGGAAGTCAAGAAAAGGTGGAAGTGAATCAACTACACAGGAATCCACTAGCTAGACCTCAGCTATTAATAAAATAATTAGTAATTTATTTGCTATATATAAAATAATGTATTAAATTTGCAGTGTAAAAGAAACAAATAAAATTATAATATGAAAAAGAACAAAGACAACCAGGCCAAGACCCAATATCTAAGGGCATCCTCAAAAGGGAGTAATATGACCTACAAAGAACTAAAAAGACAGGCAGTAGTACTTGGTATGCCATTTTCAGATGTATGCGGAGCTGGTATTTTCGAACTAATTGCTTATATTAATAAATCAAAGAATGAACCAGATCCCCATAAGATAGACGAATTCGATGAATGGATAACAAAACATTTCGATGAAATTGGTATACCACAGAATGATGTTATCAGGAGCTCAAGATTAAGACTTGGATTTATTGGAGATGAACTAGACCCAGATACTGGAGAAGTAATTAAAAAGGTTAGACGAATCCCTGGATTAAGAAAACCCAGAGAAAAGAAAAGTAAAAGAGAAATGGATGAGAATGGTCATGTAAAAGGTACCAAAAAACAGTATACTTGGGAATTAACTCAAAAGGGGTATGACTTAGATAGAATTATACGAAGAGTATCAAAGAAATTCCCAGATGCTAATGAGAAGTCAATAAATCTTTGGTATAGATCAGCAAAGAGAAACTTAAAGAAGAAAAATGGAATCTAGATCAGTATATAGGAATAATCAGATAATATACCCAGATTTGTATTATATATGGACTTACATTCCAAGCGATATATCCAAGAAGTTCTTTAAAAAGAACAAACAGATGTATACTAAACACATATGTGGAGTTGGCTTTTATTCTAGGTTTCATGCAAGACATATAGTTAGTCTCATTATTGGAAAAAAGGCTTTACTTTACATTCATATAATAAGAGGAGATAAACTGATTAAAGATGGTATAAGATCTTTACCAGCATATAAAGTTGATAGAATATATGTAAATAACCCATTTACTCCAGACGGATCTAAGAAGATCAGAAGATGGATATATCCCCCCGAGTTTAGGATGGATAAACACAGAAGGAGACACTTTATACTATATCTAGTAAAATCAGCGGAGGATAAAGGAGTTAGAGCATTCGATAATAAATATAAAAAGTATTTCAATGGATATAAAGAAAGTATTACAGTTGGAGCATACCTCAGAAAGAGAAAGAAGATCCTTCGCTCTTTCATACAGGAATTACGGGAGGCTAACGGACTCCCAAAAGAAGGTATACGATACGATAGCGAATTGTTATCCGCCTATCATAAACAAGTTCGTGCTGCTAATCGCAAAAAGAAGCGGGAAACTGAAAAAAAGCTATTGGGGTAAAGTAAAAAAGGCCCTGGATCAAGGGTATCTGCGTAGTTATATGGTATATACTCCATTAAAAGATAAATACCTTATAAAAGAACTAGAATTTCTTGGATGGGTACCATACAATGTATATAAGCTTAAACCAAACTATGGTTATTTCATTACTAATGAGAATCTGAAGTCGGCTAAATATATGTACCCAGTAAAATACTCAGACAATATAGATACAGTTGATTCAGCTCCTAACTATCAAGAAGCTTTGAACACTTTAGCTCATGGTGGGCCAGTTGGGTATATTAGGTATGAATACAGTCTACCCTTCTAGATAGAAGTTCTAGAATACCTAGTTCTATATTGAATTGAAAATTGCAAAACAATTATATAACATTTTAAAATAAATTATTATGGCAAAGAAGAAAGCTGCTAAGGCAGTAGAAGTTAAGGAAGTATCTCGCAAAGAGATTAATGGTATTATAGTTATCACTTATGAGGATGGATCAGTAAAGATTATCCCAGCTCCAATCATCCTTACTAAGGAACAGGCAGATGAGATCTTCTGTTCAGACGAAGAGGAAGACGAAGATGAGGAAGACGAGGATGATTCTGAAGAAGAAGAAGATCCCGAAGAAGAAGAAGATGATGACAACGATTCTGAGGAAGATGACGAGGATGATGATGATTCCGAAGATGACGAGGACGAGGAAGAAGATGAAGTAACTCCAGAAGCCTTGGCTGAAATGGACTTCGAGGAATTGGAGGATGTATGCGATGACAAGGACTTGGAGGTAGATCCAGATGACTATGAAGAGAAGGATGTAGAAAAGCTTCGTAAGGCAGTTGCTAAGGAGTTGGGTATTACACTTCCGAAGGGCAAGGATAAGAAAAAGAAGAAATAATTTTCATTCATATCTAGAGTTTTGGGGCCTCCTACGGGAGGTTCCTTTTTTCTAAGAACTATAGAGTAATAGGTAACTTAATTCATACATTAAAATTTTTAATAACTATGGCAAAGAAAGCTAAAGAAGCTGCTCCTGCAGCAGCAACAGAGAAAGATCAGGAAAAGTTGGCAAAGCGTAAGGTCCGTATGGAGGCTATCAAGAATCGCCCAGCAGTACAACGTCCTAACGGTAAGCAAATTGATGTAGTAGAGTCAGAGGCTGGTACTGTTAAGAATTTTGGTTATCCAGTAAAAGAAAAGAACCAGCATGTTGGAGTATTGGTAACCTCAGTTGCTTATGATAAGGCTGGTAATGTAATCTCAACTTCAGTAACCTTTGTACCTGGAAACCTTACCGTAAAGAGTAAGAAGGGACATGGAGTTATATGTGCTCCGAAAGCAAAAGGTGAAAAGGATATTGACGATAACACAGAAGTAGAGGAGGCAGACGAGGATTAATACCCATTAGGCCTAATTTTCATAACTTACATCACCCCAAAAAATCACTGGCCCATTCCTATTAAGGATGGGCCTTTATTATTTATAATAATGGATGATAAGGTAACTCTAGAGAACATTAAAAGAGGAATAATCATATTAGCCCTTGATAATACAATCAAGTCTTACGAAGAAGCTATAGCATTAAATTATATAACAAATCCAGAAGACTTAGATGAAGCTAACTTCGTGATTGATATTTCAAAAGAGATAATAAATGACCTCAAAGAGAAAATGGATGTAGAAAAAGATACTAAAATTAAGAGACCAAAATGGAGTTGAATGAACGCATCAATAGGCTAGCAGACCTTGTATATCTATTACAAAGTTGTTCTGGCAAAAAACCTAAGAATAAGGCAGAAGCTCAAAGTATTAGGCTTCAATATAGTATATTATGTAAAACGGCAAGGAAAGTAGCATTAGAAATAAAAAGTTTAACCATGGCTAGTATATGGGAAGTAAAATATAAGGTTGACGATAATCCTACTGTATTGGAGGCCAGAATAACTGGGGTGAATAAGGAACAAATAAAGACTGTAATTCAAACCTATAACCTAAAAGCTGAAAAAGTACAAATCCTAGAAATCCTGGAAATCCCAACTTATATAAACAAGGTAAAACTATAGTAATATGAATTTCGAAAACCAATAAACTAAATAACTATGGCAAAGAAGAAGATAAGTTCCGAGGAGAGGGCTAAGAACCTGGAACAACAAAAAAACAAATCTCCAGAATTTGAGGCTGCACGTAAGGCTTTCCAAAAGTATTTCAAGGATAATGGCCTTGATATCACTAAGGATTATACCAAGGATAAAGTACATGGCAAAGCAGTAACTAAATTACTTGAAAAGCTTAATAAGGAAAGAGCCAAATTGGCGGCAAGATTCCCAGAGACTGATAAATCAACCATGGAACGCATTAAGAAGGAGGCAGAACGTAAGGTTGAAAATGAGTTAAAAGTAGATAAACTACAGAAGAAGCTTAAAGCAGAGAAAGAGAAAAAGGACTCTAATCAGGCTAGAATAACTAAATATGAATACCCTCTAATAGATGGGCGAGAAATGACTCCAATGGAGAAAAAGAAATATCGTAGTGAACAGCGAAAATTAAAGAATAAAGCAACACCAAAAGAAAATCAATCTTCAAAGAAGGAGAAGGTTAAGAAGGAAGAAGCTCCAGTAAAGGAGAAGAAACTTAAGAAGATTAAGAAAGTTAAAGAAGAAGACTAAACAAAGTCCAATAGTTGTTCTTTTCATTTTTTTTAGTAGTGTTTTGAGCCAACCTATCTTCCGGTAGGCTGGCT